AATACTATAAGTAAAACTAGTTTGCATCAATGATATGTGAAAATCTAGAAGATTTAAATTACGAATATATAATAATAAATGAACCTATAAAAAACAGTGCAGTTCAATACAATTATTTTTATAAATTACTTTATTCCACCCCTATTGTATCATTAACAAGTATATTTGCTATATTTGAACTCAATAATTTGTATTTTGAAAATGATAAAATAAAATTTGATAAATCTCCTGTAAATAATAGTGTGTTTAACAAACTTATAGAATTGGAAGAGCATGTATTAAATTTAGTACGAGACTCTAAAATTAAATTATTCAAACTAAAAGAATTATATGAAAATCAATATTTTAAATATTCTTTGAGTGATGATAATGAAAATTTAAATAATTATAATCATTTAAATGATATTTATAATAATAAAACATTTATTATTAAAATATCGGGAATATGGGAGTCAAAGGAATCGATCGGTCTAACATTTAAATTTATAAAAGTTACCAAGTTTATCGATTTTAGCCAGTAAGCACTGGTGCTTCATCTGTTGAAAAGAATTCTAAACTAATATGTATCATCATTAAAATAATAAGATTTACAAGCGATAATATATATACGGCATTTTTTGATAATTCAATTTTTATGCTATTTGGTGAGAGCTCCTCATTTTTATCGGTATTAGCTAAATAAAAAAATATATATGTTGTTACTAGAACTATTTGCATTATTGATAATACCGATGACATTAATGAATAAGTGTGATATTCTCGTGTTACTCTGTTAGAGTTTATTCTTTTAAAATATAATACATTCAAAAATATTGTATATATTATTACTATTAATGTAAAAAATATTGGAGCTACATTAGAAAATAACATTTCAAAAAAGTTTCCTTTTGTTTCAAATATATTTTTTGTAACATAAATTCCCATAAATAACATAATGCTAATAGCGGTAGCTGTTAATCCGTATCCCCATATGGTAGATGTTGCCGGTCCAGTGTTTCCTAATCTTGAATATCTTTCTGGGAAAAATAATTTTATAACAATCCCCATACATGCTAAAACAACAACTGTCATAAAATCCAAATTATTATTATGGGATAAACCAAAGCCAAAAATGCCTTGTTTCTTTATAATTATATTAGCATCTAATTTTGTATTAGGGGGTGCCATAATAATTTAATATATATATATAAATTTAATATATTTAATATAATCCTTAAAAATATATAATCCTTAAAAATATAATCTATAAAATATATAATCTATAAAATATATAATCTATAAAATATATAATCCTTAAAAATATAATCTATAAAATATAATCTATAAAATATATATTCGTTAAAAATATATTTAATATTATAATATATTAATAAATATATAATTATGAATAGTAATAATCCATTAGTAACATGTAAGCATAATTTTGTTTTGGATAGAAAAATATTATTAATTGATAGTGATGATCGCGATATAGAACGTTGGCCGCATAGTTCAGAGTTTGAAATAAGGTGCCCACAAATTTATAATAATGTCGAATCGATAAAATTGTCAAACATTATGTTGCCCAATTTTTTATACAACATTAGCGAATACTTACAAACAAATAAAATGGAATTAGAGATTTCAGGAAATACACATACTATTGTTATACAAGATGGATATTATAAACATTCTCAATTAATGCTAGCCTTACAGAAACAATTGCGAACCATAGATCCTTCTTTTGTTGTAAATTTTAATGTGCTCAATAATAAATATTATTTCGGCCACCCAAATCAAAATAAAGTATTTAAATTCAAATTTGACAAAGTTATTAATTATATGACATGTAACAAAGATAATTACAAAGTAAATGTGTATTCTCAGCACAGTGAATGGGGACTAGGTTATATATTGGGGTTTGATAAAACTACTTATGTTTCTAATATTACAAGTGATCCCGCCATACTAGGTTTTGCAGATCAAACCAGTAATTGGACCGACACATCTAGCAATGTTTTAGTTTCGCAAAATTCGAGTAATTTAGAAGACAATATATTTATATATATTGATTTAGATAAATATAATAAAAGTGATGAGCTAAAACCGTATTTATATTATAATAATAGTAATACTAATTCTGGTATTATAAATGGGACTTTTGCTAAAATTCCGCATACCTTATCTCTAAATAATAATTGCATGGTAAATGATGGGTATTTAGAAAATGTTAGTTATTTTCAGCCACCTATTGATAAAATTGCTAAAATAAAACTGAAATTTCGTTATCACAATGGCATGTTACTAGACTTTAATAATTTTAATGTTTCTTTATCGCTAGAAATTAATCAATTGCGCAATGAAATGAACAATTATGATGTACGGACGCCTTATAAAATATAAAAAAAGGAATATAAAGAGCCAGCTAAATATATAAAAAAACAATATAAAGAGCCAAATATATATAAAAAAACAATATAAAGAGCCAGCTAAATATATAAAAAAACAATATAAAGAGCCAGATAAATATATAAAAAAAGAATATAAAGAGCCAAAATATATATAAAAAAAGAATATAAAGAGCCAAAATATATATAAAAAAAGAATATAAAGAGCCAAATATATATAAAAAAAGAATATAAAGACTTAAGCATAAATTTATATTGTTTTTACAGTCCATTTTCACTATTATAACATTGCTCACACAATGGAATATATTGCCTATAGCCTATTAATATTTGTAAACTATTTGCAACAGTTCTATGACTGAACTCTGATGCGCCTCCACATAGCTTACATTTCCCTTTAAGCGCATATACTTTTGTAGCACTTGAAACCAAATTCATCATAGAGCCGAATTTTTCTCGCTTATAGTCTAAATCTAGTCCACATAATATAACATTCTTTTTTAATGTTTCATTTAAATATAATACACTTTCAAATATTGTTTCAAAAAACTGGGCTTCATTTATAAAAATATAATCTGCGTTAGCAATTACTTCTTTTGTATGACTATTTTTAATAAAATCATCTAAATTTGTAATACTATAACAATCAATGGCCAATCCATCATGTGAAATAATTTTATTTTTACCATAGCGTGTATCTAACTCATAATTAATAGCAATACAATTTTTATTTTTGGTTAGCGTTTCTTTATAAAGTTCAATTAATTTTGTAGTTTTACCAGAAAACATTGGTCCATAAATCAATGTAATACATGGAAATGTATTATGACTTAGCATTTTATATGCGTTTATTATATATTACAAACAACATTGTTTTATATAATATTTCAATTTTTATAAAGAATAAAATAATAATGTATTATATAAATGACAGATTGGAGCGACGATATTGATAAAGTATTAGATAATATTAGGATAAATTGCGTTATTTTGAGCAAGTTACATAAACAACGCTATTTTGAATTACAATCATCTCTCAAATATTACAGAATGCCAGTGATTATATTAAATGGTATAAATAGCATATTTGCTGTAGGTCTTCAACCTTATATGTTTCAAGGAACAATTAGTTTAACAAATTCATTAATAGCATTGACATGCGGTATAATAGGGAGTATTGAGTTATATTTAGGGATACAAAAAAGATTAGAGAACGATATGATTTCGCAGAGAGATTATTACCTACTTTCAATAGATATATATAAAACATTAAGTTTAGATAAAAGTAATCGCCCGATACCCAGTAAAGATTATTTAGAAAAAAGTTATAATATATATACAAAATTGATTGAGAGTTCATCGACATTAGCAAAAGTTAAGGGAGATAAATTAATACCTATTGATATACCATTAATAGATGAAGTAGAAGTTATTACACCACAAGCAAGTGGTGGTTTTTGGACTAGACCAGTCGAGCACGAGCAATCAATATCAGAATAGTTTTATGAATATTCTCTCAAATATCAAAAAAAATTTATAAAAAATTTATAAAAAAATTATAAAAAATTTATAAAAAATTTATAAAAAATTTATAAAAAATTGAATAAAAAAACATAAAAACATAAAACCTTATAATATGCCCGATTATCAAAAAAGCAAAATTTATAAATTGTGGTCGCCATCTAAAAATTTAGTTTATTATGGTTCTACTACTCAAACACTCTCTCAAAGATTAGCAGAACACTTAAAAAATTTTAAAACATATATTAAATTTAATAAAGATAAAACAAAAAAATATTGTTATTCTTACTTAATATTAGAATGTGAAGATTATAAAATAGAATTAGTTGAAGAATACGCTTGTAATAATAAACAACATTTATTAAAAAAAGAAGGTGAGTATCAAAAAAATAATAATTGTGTAAATAATAAAATAGCAGGAAGAACAGATTTAGAATATAGACAAGACAACAAAGAACAAATAAAGAAACAAAACGCAATATTATATAATAAAAAAAGAGATATTGTTTTAAAACAACAAAAAATTTATTATGAAAACAATAAAGAAAAAAAATTAGAAAAAAATAAAATATGGCTTGAAAATAATAAATACAAAGTAATAGAATATAGAACAAAATATTGTGAAACTAAAAAACAAAATAATGCTATATATGAATGGCTATTAGAAATTACTAAATTATGAATATTCGAATAAAACTTGCAAAATAAAAATTGATGCTTTTTATTTTTATTTATTATTAAATAAAAATAAATAATAAATAATAAATAGTAAATAATAATGTCTCCTGGACCTGACTATATTGAAATCATAAATCCAAGATTTTTAACAACACTACAAGGAATATTAGCAGTATTAGAAGATGATGTAGCGCCTATTATTCCAGAAAATATTTATTTAACATTAGTAAATGATTTACAAATGTTATATAGCATACATGATGCTAGCTCTAGCGCTAATACTAGTAACGGAATACATCCTTCTATTTCTTCTACAATTAATAATAATAATAATAATACTAATACTAATAATATTGCTAATTTTAGTCATGCATTAACAATAGTTGAAACAATGTATGATAATATGTCACATATACAAAGGAATACAGCCTATGAAAATGTTGAATATAACAATCATATGACTATAGCGCAAAATTTATGGCAATCTTTGTCACATGACATGCAGCGTGATTATCGAAGTAATATGCACAATACTAATATATTATATGGAGGACCCGTTCATAGAATTGTTTATCCGCGTTCATAAAAATAGTGCATAATGCAGTTTTTATTTTCTAGCTCTTCTAGTTATTCTAGCTATTCTAGATATTCTAGCTCTTCTTGTTCTTTTGCCTTGTCTGCCTCTTCTAGATTTTTTATTCCTAGTTTTATATAACTTTCTCCCCATGGCAACCCTACTACTACTACCAGGATCCTTACTTTCCAATTCAAGCATATCCCATTTAACTCCCGACGGATGTGAATACAATCTTGCTTTTTCCCGTGCAGGTAATTCTCCAACAACCTCATCCGGACCCGTCCTATCCGCAGCCCTCACCGCCCTCGCCATCGCAACTATTGCTGCCCTCCTTGACGCCGCCTCGGCTGCCGCCCTCCTCTCCATGGCCTCTTTCGCCTTCGCAGTCCTCCTTGTCTCCGCCGCATTCAACGCCCTTACTTCCTTTGCTGATTGCCTCATAAATTTCATCATAGTCGGGTCTTTCTCTGCCTGCTTCGCTGCCACACCCACAAGCAGATTTGCTGTTGCCTCCTCCATTGCATCCCATTTATCCGGGGTCATGTTGCGCTGCCTTGCTGCTGCCGTCGCCGTCGCCATATCCGATGCCCTCTCTTCGTGGCTCATATTGTCTATTAGTGTATACATATCATTTATTTCTGCTTTTTGTTTTCCTGCCATTTTATTATATATAATATATAAAATAAATTGTAAAAATTTAAAAATAATGCTAAATATAAAAAAAATAAAAATAAAAATAAAAATAAAAATAAAAATAAAAAATTTTAATTATTATAACTCAAAATTATTGTTAATAAATTGTGTCAATATTTTATAATCTTCAATAAATATATTTTTATTGCCTTGATACTTAAATATTATATTGTTTTTTTTATGTTCAAGTTCTGTTGGTGGATATAACTCATTCCATGCCAATATTATGTTTCTATCTATAACATTTGAGAGATTTAACAATGGATAACTATATTTCATATACGCAAGTGATCTGGCTATTGTTCCGCGAGAATAATTACATGGAACATAATATTTTTGATTTAGTGTTTCATGAAAGAATTTCTTATTACTACGCAAATTGTTTGTATAATAATTTGTTAAAACTATATTGTGCATGTCTTTATTTGCCTTGCTATAATGTTTTGTAAATGATTGAGGAAATATGTGTTCTGCACTAAGATTATTATATTTAGTATAATTTAAATTACTAAAACTACTAAAACTACTAAAACTATTTAAATTACATTCTTCACTACAGTTACAAAAATCATTATATAAGTCATAATATATATTGTTGTTATAATAATATTGTTTTATAGTTTTTATAGAATAATATTTTGAAGGCAATACATGAGTAACAGAATTATAATTTCTGCGTAATAAAAGACTAACAAACAATTTAGTTTGTGAGAAGTAGTTGAAAAAACGCATATTAGCTTTTAAAACTAATATATATTTTTTACTAAATATATAAAATAAGTTT